GAAACCCTCAGCCGCTCCATCTCCTTCGATGCAGTGCTGACCTCGGCCAGCCTGAACATCAACCCCGACGACGCCCAATCGGTGACCGTCAACTTCCGCCCGTCTGGCACTCCTACCTTCGACTTCGCCAAGTCCTGATAGGCTATCGCCGGCCAGATTCAGCAAACCGCCCCAGTCACCTGGGGCTTTTTGCTGTCTAGTCCGCTACAGTAGAAACCATAAACAAGCACCTCTTATGCCTGTTCCAGTTCGCGCCATTGACCGCCTACGCAAGGCCGCCAACCTGGAGCCCGTCAAAAAGACCGTCGAACTGTCTGACGGCAGCACCTTTGAAATGTGGGTGACGCCCCTGACGATGGCCGAGCGCGAACGCGCCCAGAAGCAAGCCAAGTCCGACGACGCCAACGCCTTCGCCCTCCAACTGCTGATCGCCAAAGCCCTCGACGACACTGGCGCCAAGATTTTCAGCGTCGGGGAAATCGACGTACTGAAGAACGAAGTTAAGGACAAAGACCTCCAAGCCCTGATGCTGGCAATCCTGACCGACGACGCGGAGCCAATCGACCCAAAATCCTGAGCGCCGAACTCCGCAAGGACAACTGGCTCATGCTCCAATTCGGAGTCGCCAAAGAGCTAGGCAAAACCCTTTCGGAGATCAGCACCACCATGACCGCCGAAGAACTCCTCGGCTGGAGCGCCTACTTCTCAATCCTCAACGAGGACCAGCAAAAAGAGATGGAAAAAGCCAAACGCCGCCGCTAACCCCGGCGGCTTTTTGTCGCGTAAACTGAAGTACCAGAGGATAGCGGCACCGTGGCCTACAGAGCCGATATTGAAATTGGCGTAAAGGGCATACAGCAGCTCCAAGCCCTCACAAAACAAATCAATATTCTTTCCACTGGTGTAGATAGTGTAAACAAACGCCTAGCTGGCGCATCGCAAAGTGTCAACGCATATAACGCCAATTTAGCAAAAGCAGCGGCCACCTTAAACAAAGTAAACGCTGGCACTATTGCAGAAGCCGACGCAGTTCGTCAATATGTGCAGGCTTTAGGTCAAGCAAACGCTGCTAGAGACCGCCAAAATAAACTAATTCAGCAACAAATTGTACTCCAGCGCAAAGCTGTACCTACAGCAAACGCAGGTTTTGGTGTTCAAGGTCCGGCACTACCTCCCGGAGTTACTAGAGGAGCGCGTAGAGGCGGCGGTATCGGCGGACGTATCGGAGGAGCCATCAGCGGCAGCATCATCGGTGGCGCATTTCCTTTGCTTTTCGGACAAAGCGGTGGTGCAGCTGCGGGCGGCGCTATTGGCGGTCTAGCAGGAGGACTTCTCGGTCCCGGCGGAAGCTTTGCTGGATCTTTGCTTGGCACCCTAATTGGTGATATTGCATCTAGAGGCCAAGTAATTAAAGATTTAGGAAAAGATATTGGTTTTTCTGTTCAACAAACGAATCAACTTGCCGCTGCATTTAAGACAGCAAACACAGACGTAGAAAAATTTACGGCTGTTATCCAAAACATTCGGGGTTTAGGTTTAGAACTAGAGGACCAAGCTAAAGCTATCCAGTTAGTCACTACGCTTACCGAAAAATACGGCGGATCTTTTGAAAAAACTGGTAACGCCATCACATCAGCACTTGAATCCGGCAAAGTAACCCAAGCAACACTTAACCAACTAACAAGCCAAGGCATAAATATTCAAGGCCAACTGGCGACTAAGTATGGAGTCAGTCGCGATGCCATTCTTAAAATGGCTAAAGACGGCGACATATCAGTACAAACACTGATCGATACTCTTGTAAAAATGGGTAACGAGGGCGCAGCCGCAGTAAATAAACCAAAAACAGCTATGGAAAAGTTGACAGCCAGTGTTAACACGCTTGGTCAATCTTTAGCTGCATTAGCCACAAGACTTACACAAGCTTTTGGTCCAGCTCTTCAGTGGTTAACCGATCGTGTTACTGACTTTGTTAATGCCGTATCTAGAGCTGTTTCTCGGCTATCTGATCTTATGAGCGGTGGCCGAATGGCCCAAGCTGAAATACAAGCAGCACGTACTGCAGAAACTGCCACGCGGGATAAGTTTGGTTTACTGGGCGGCATACGTGCCTTTAATCCCGCAGCGCAAAAGTTTTACGACACACAAAAACAAGCTGCACTACGTCGCCTAGTGCCTGGTGCTTTTGCCGCACCTGCCGCAGCTAAACCACTAACGAGTTTTCAAGTACCTTCACAGGCCGCGCCAAAAGCCGATAAAAAAGATAAATCTGCCGATGACGCAAAACGCAGGGCGGAACAGCTTAAAAAGCAGCTCGAATACGCTGCCCGCCTTGCTGTAGAAACAGATTACGAACTGCAAATTTCATACGCACTAACCGAGCAAGAAAAACTCCAAACCGCTTACGACAAAGATCGTTTGGAGCGGATGAACAAGTATGAAACTTTATACACAAACTCTCTTAGTTTGCAAGAGCGCGAGTACCTAATAACAGCTCAAACAAACGAAATAAACCGCGCAAACAACGAGTATCAAAAAGCGCGTGTTGAGCTTGTTACTACTGAAGTAGCAGCCATGTACAGTTTGCTAGGTGTGTCTGAACTACTTAGCAAATCCACGCAACAAAGACTACCAAGTGCTTTCGGCAGCTCTGTTACTGGAAGCCTATTTACTACGGCTTTTGCACTAGATCCTAATAACAAAGGAACGCAACAACTAGATTTGTATCAAAAAGAACTAGATGAACTTACAGAAAAAACACTGATGGCCCAACAAGGTGCCGAGGGCATCGGCGACGCATTTTCTGGTGCGTTCCAGAATTTGGTCACCGGCACCCAAACTGCCCAAGAGGCCTTGGCCGGCTTCTTTAACGGTGTGGCCGAAGCGTTTATGAATATGGCAACGGAAATAATCGCAAAAATGATCACCATGTACGCCTTTAAAACCCTTTTGGGTTTGTTCGGTGGCGGTGGCGGCAGTTTGTTTAGTGGTCAAGGCCCGGTCACCATGCCTGCTGCTGGCGTGGGCGGAGGCGCCTCCATGTTTATGCCTGGTGCCGTAAGTTTCCGTGCCAATGGCGGTCCCGTCACCGGCGGTTCGCCTTACATCGTCGGTGAACGCGGCCCCGAACTGTTCGTGCCTGGCCGCAGCGGCACTATCGTGGCTAATGACAAGCTGGGCGGTAACGGCAGCACCAGTGTTGTAGTAAACGTCGATGCCAGCGGCAGTAAAGTAGAAGGCGATGATCAGCAAGGCAAGCAATTGGGCCGAGTCATTGCTGCCGCCGTTCAGCAGGAACTCATCAAGCAAAAACGTCCTGGAGGCTTGCTGGTGTAATGGCTACCTTCCCCAACTACAAGCCGACCTACTCGGCCACTAAAACCAGTCAGCCCAAGGTTCGCACCACACAGTTTGGTGACGGCTACCAACAGCGCGTAACTTTCGGCCTGAACCAGAATCCGAAAGAATGGCGGCTTACTTTTAACGTCAGTGACGACGACGCCGACATTATCGAAGCTTTTCTAGATGCGCGTGCTGCAGACGCGGCATCGTTTGACTGGACGCCACCAGGCGAAGCCACAAGTTACAAATGGACATGTTCTAACTGGACCCGTGAGTTATTTGAATTTGAGCGCAGCAAACTTGACGTTACGTTTATGCAGGTATTTGAGTCATGACCGTACCTGTTTCCGCGCTGCAAGAAATTGCCCCCGGCGCCGTTATCGAGCTATTCGAGCTTGAGCTAAATGTGGCGCAACATGGCGTGGCAGAGACCTACCGCTTCCATGCAGGCACAAACCTAAAGAGCAATGGGTCACTGGTCTGGAATGCCAACTCCTATCAGCGCATCCCCGTCGAAGCTGAAGGCTTTGAGTACAGCGGCAATGGCCAGCTGCCAAGACCGAAGGTCCGAGTCAGCAACATTCTTGGCACCATCACTGCTCTGCTGCAAACCTTGCCCAATGGTCTAGAGGGCGCAAAGGTGACCCGCATTCGCACCTTGGCGCGATACATCGACGCGGTGAACTTCCCAGGCGACACCAATCCATACGGAACGCCGGACCCTACGGCTGAGTTTCCTCGAGAGATTTATTACATCGATCGCAAGACCATCGAGACGCGCGATGTAGTGGAGTTTGAGCTGGGTGCTACGTTCGATTTGGCTGGAGTGCGTGCGCCAAAGCGGCAATGCATTTCAAGCTTCTGCCAATGGGCGTACAAGTCCGCTGAATGCGGTTACACACCAGTGGCGAGCTTCAGTGGCACTTACGACCGCAAGGCCTTAACTGCCACGTACACTCGCAGCGGCACGACGATCACTGTTACCAGCACCGCGCATGGCATTGCAGCTGGCGATCGTGTCTACCTTGATTTCACCAGTGGTACAGCCGCAGACGGTTTTTACACTGTGGCGACAGCGGCCACCAACACCTTCACTGTTGCATCTGGCACGAGTGGCACCACCTCTGGCAACGTGACCATTGCCTGGTTGAAAGTAACAGCCACAGCGCATGGCTTAACTGTTGGCGCCTGTGTTCATCTTGATTTCACCAGCGGAACCGCGACGGACGGTCCCTATGTGCTGGCAACGGCCAGCGCCAATAGCTTCACAATGGAGATCACATCAGGCGCGACCACAAGCGGCAACGTCACAGGTACGCAGTGGTACGACGGCACAGATAGCCCGACCACCAGCAGCAGTAGCGACACCTGCGGCAAACGGCTGAGCAGCTGCCAGGCGCGCTTTGGCACCACATCAGGACTGCCTTTCGGCTCATTCCCCGGCATTGGCACCTACTTGACATGACAGACTGGCGCACTGCAGCACTTGATCACGCCAAGGCCGAGGATCCCCGCGAAGCCTGCGGCCTGCTGCTGGTGGTCAAGGGCCGCGAGCGCTACTGGCCATGCCAGAACCTCTCCGCCGGCACCGATCAGTTCATCCTCAGCCCCGATGACTACGCGGCCGCTGAAGATGCCGGCGAGATCATCGCGGTGGTCCATAGCCACCCGATCACCCCGCCACAGCCCAGCGGGCCGGATCTGGTGGCGTGCGAGAAGAGCGGGCTGCCGTGGCACATCGTCAACCCGAAGACCGAAGCATGGGGCGGCTGCGAGCCCTCCGGCTACAAGGCGCCGCTGATCGGCCGTGAATGGGCGTGGGGCGTCACCGACTGCTGGACGCTCGCGCGCGACTGGTGGCAGGCGCATGGGTTGCCACTGCCTGATTGGGATCGGCCGCTAACCCCGCAGGATTTCGAGGCGGCACCCATGTTTGATGGCTGCTGGAAGGATGCAGGCTTCCGCGAACTGGACGATGAGGACGAACTGCAGGTGGGTGATGCGCTACTGATGAGCATCAGCGGGCTGGGGCTTAATCACGTCGGCGTCTACATCGGCGACGGTTTACTGCTGCACCACATCCGTGGCCGGCTAAGCAGCCGCGACCTTTACGGTGGCTGGCTGCAGAAATGCACGGGCCGGCGGTTGCGTCATCCTGAGTTCACTACGATGGGTGGAGGCTGAGCGGGGCCATGCTGCGCGAGATCCGGGTCTATGGGCGGCTGGCAAAGTTCCTCGGCCGGCGCGTGTTCCGCGCGGAGGTGGCGACCGCTGCTGAGGCGGTGAGGTTCCTGCTGGCCAACTTCCCGCAGCTGGAGAAGCACATGGCCGACCAGCACTACCGGGTGAGCGTCGGCGGCTATGACCTGAGCCTCGAGGAGATCCACGACCCGGCCGGCCAGCAGCAGATCAAGATCGTGCCAGTGCTCGCGGGTGCTGGTGCGGTGGGGCGGATTATTGCCGGCGTGGTGCTGCTGGCCGTTGGCTTCTTGGTGCCAGGCATTGGCGCTCTCGGCGTCCAGCTGCTGGTGGGCGTTGGCGCCTCTCTGGTGCTCGGCGGTGTGGCGCAGCTGCTCACGCCGGTGCCGAAGGTGCCGCAGGGCGCGGCATCCAACACCGACCAGGACCCGCGCAAGTCCTACAGCTTCTCCGGCATCCAGCAGACCAGCCGCCAGGGCGTGCCCGTGCCCGTGGTCTACGGCGAGACGCTGGTGGGCTCGGTGGTGATCTCGGCCGGCGTTGACACCGTGCAGGTGGCGGGATGAGCAGGATCGTCGGCGCAGGTGGTGGTGGATGCTTCTTAGGGCACACCCTGGTGCGGGTGCCCGATGGTCAGCGGCGCATCGATGAGCTGCAGCCCGGCGATCTGGTGCTCAGCTTCGATGATCTGGGCGAGGTGCATCAGGCCAAGATCCTCAAGGTGCATGAGCACGAAGGAGAGCGAGTCAACCGCTACCGCCTGTGGGGCGGCGCCGTGCTCGACGCCACGCCAAATCACTGGGTGCTCAACCAGTTCAACGCTTTCGTTGAGATCGACACGCTGAGCAGCGACGACTGCCTGGTGGATGAAAACGGCCACCTGCGGCCGATCGTCGGCAAGGCCGAGCTCTGCCATGGCACCGTCTACAACCTCACCGTTGAGGGCCATCACACGTTCATCGCTGGCGGGATCCGCGTTCACAATGCAGGCCTCGGCTTGGGCGCGATCGCAGGTGCTGGCGGCGGCGGCAAAGGCGGCGGCGGCCAGCAGCAGCGCACTCCTACGGAAGCGGCCGACAACCTGAACAGCGCGCAGTATGCGCAGGTGGTGGATCTGATCAGCGAGGGCGAGATCCAGGGCCTCAAGGCTGGCGCGCAGTCGATCTTCCTCAACAACACGCAGCTGCAGAACGCAGACGGCTCCTACAACTTCCGAAACGTCACCGTCTACACCCGTAACGGCACGCAGAACCAGTCCTACATCCCCGGATCGCCCGGCATCGAGGACGAGAAGCCGGTCGGCGTGCAGGTGCAGCAGGCCACCCCGATCGTGCGGACCATCACCGACCCGAACGTGGACGCAGCGCGGATCACGATCACGGTGCCGCAGCTGCAATCGTTCACCAACGAAGGCGACGTGAACGGCGCGAGGGTGCGCCTGCAGATCGCCGTGCAGTACGGCGGCGGCTACACCACGGTGATCGATGACACGATCGCCGGCCGCACCGCTGACACCTATCAGCGCGACTACCTGGTGGAGCTGGCCACCACGCCGGCCGACATCCGCGTGACCCGGATCACGCCGGACAGCAGCAGCGCCAAGCTGGCCAACGCCTTCACCTGGTCCACCTACACCGAGATCACCTACGCCAAGCTGCGCTACCCCAACAGCGCGCTGGTTGGCCTGCGGGTGGACGCTGAGCAGTTCTCGAGCATCCCGAGCCGCTCCTACCTGATCCGCGGCATCAAGGTGCGCATCCCGTCGAACGCGACGGTGGACACCACCAACGGCCGGCTGGTCTACAGCGGCATCTGGAACGGCACCCTTGGTGCAGCGCAGTGGTGCTCTGATCCGGCGTGGATCCTGTGGGATCTGCTCACCTCCACGCGCTACGGCTTCGGCGATCACGTCAAGGCAGAGCAGCTCGACAAGTGGGCGTTCTATGCCGCGAGCCAGTACGCCTCGACGCTGGTCCCTGACGGTTTTGGCGGTTTTGAGCCGCGCTTCTCCTGCAACATCAACATCCAGACGGCCGAGGAGGCCTAC